CTGAAGGTTGAAGAACCGGCCAACGAACCGGCCAAAGAACAACCTAAAAACGAGACGGAACCACCTAAGATCGAGGAGGAACCGGCCAAGGAACCGGCCAAAGAACCGGCCAAAGCCGAGCCGACCGACTGGGAGCACAAGTTCAAAGTGCTTCAGGGCAAGTACAACGCGGAAGTCCCGCGCCTTCAGAAACAGCTGCAACAGAGTCAGGGCGACAACCAAGAGATGCGTCAGCGTATGCTGAACCTCGAAGGTATGGTCGCTTCTATGCAGACGTTGAAAGATAAGCCAGCGGAACCTGAACAGCCCAAGAAACCCATTATTTCCGATGAGGAACGTGAGCAATTTGGTGACGACCTCATCGACCTGATCCAGCGTGTATCGCTTAACGCTACACTGCCGGAAATCGAATCTCACCTGAAACCGCTTGAAGGGCGTGTGAAACAGGTGGATGAAAAAGTTGCAACTAGCCAGAAGTCTATGGCAGAATCCAAACGTCAACAGGTATTCGACCGCCTTACGGCAGCTGTACCGGACTGGGAGGCCCAGAACGAGGACGAAAATTTCCTCAACTGGCTCGATGAACAGGAAGGACTGACCGGAAGACCGAGAGCATACTTTTTGACAGAAGCGATGAAGAACGCCGATGCCGATAAAGTCATTGCGTACTTCACGAGCTTTCAAAGCGAAAACGCTGCTGCTACACCAGCGGAACCTGCTCCGGAACCAACCCCGGAACCACAGGTCAAGTTGGACGAATTGACGGCCCCCGGAACGCCTCAAACCGGGACAGCAAGCGCTCCGAACGAAAGCGGTAAGCGGGTATGGACCCGCGCAGACATAGCCCAGTTCTATGCTGACCGGAATGAGTTTGTAAAAAAGGGCAAACCGATTCCGAAAGAGATGACGAAGTTAGAAAGAGACATCTTCGCAGCTCAAGCAGAGGGCAGGGTTCGTTGAAACCGACTCTAAGGAGTGATTAAAAATGGCATATCCAACTACTACACCGTGGTCAGGCGCAGCCCCTACAACGGCGTATGCTGGCAACTTCATCCCTGAAGTATGGTCCGGCAAACTCATTGAGAAATTCTATGAGGCCACCGTTCTTGGCGCTATCGCTAACACGGACTACGAAGGCGAGATCAAGAATCAGGGCGATACGGTAAACATCCGTACCCGTCCCGATGTTGCGATTGCTGACTACAGTGCCGACATGGACCTCGTGGTTACTCGTCCGTCGAGCGCAAAACTTCAGCTGCTCATCGACCAAGGTAAGTACTTCAACGTAGCCCTTGACGATGTGATGGAGCTTCAGAGCGACATCGACATGCTGAGCATCTGGGCAGAAGACGCCGCAGAACAGATGAAGATTGCGATTGATACCGATGTTCTCGACTTCCTGACCAACGTCGCCGCAACCGGCAACGGTTTCGATGACATCGTCGCTGAGAACAAGGGTGCCACCGCTGGTGCCATCTCGGGTGACATCGACCTTGGCTTCAATACGCTTCAGACCAACGCGGTTCTGGTGGACAATGGCGGTACGAACGCTTCGCCGATTGACTACATCCTGCGTTGTGGTCAGGTGCTCGACGAGCAGAACGTCCCCGAGTCGGGCCGCTTCATGGTCATCCCGGCATGGTTTGCCGCGCTGGTCAAGGCGTCTGACCTGAAGGACGCCTCGCTTGCTGGTGACGGCACTTCGATCCTGCGTAATGGCCGCCTCGGAATGATCGACAGGTTCACGCTGTATGTCAGCAACCTGTTGCTCGACACCGAGACGACTGGTGCGTTCCCGGTTCTGTTCGGTACGACTTCCGGACTGACGTTCGCTGCACAGTTCACGAAGATGGAAACGATTCGCTCTGAGCGTTCGTTCTCCAACTTGCTCCGTGGCTTGCAGGTCTATGGCCGTAAGGTCGTGAAGGGCGAAGCCCTCGGCGTCGGCTTTATCCGTAAGTCTTAATCGGACGCTGATCTGGACCCCAGTCTCATCATTATGGTGGGCTGGGGTCCTCCCCTTAACCGGAGGGTCCGATGGCTAAGACATACCAGACACTCGTATACGAAGCTCGTGAGCTTCTTCAGGACACGGATACCGACCAACAACGGTATCTTGATTCAACCCTCCTTAACATGCTGAACCGTGGTCTTCACGATCTGTCGAAGATCAGGCCAGACCTCACGTACACGGCATATAACGCCAACTCCCTCGAAGTCCCCGAGATTGTTGAGTCGGCTCCCGGTGCCGGACAGGTTGCTTGGACTGATACGTGGCCGTGGGAAATGTGGTTCTACAACAGGATGGTGGAATACGTTGTCGCGCTGGCAGAAGTCACCGATGACGAGTACACTGTGGACGGCAGAGCTGCACTTCTCCTACAACAGTTCCGTAATGGAGCAATAGGACTGTAATGGCTACCGAGTACACAGAATCACTGGACACCCTGCTTCAAGACACGATCCCAGAACTACCCGGTGTGGTTCGGGCTGTCGCGGAGAGGGAACTCAGACTGACCTTTCGGGAGTTTTTCGAGAGGTCTTTTGCATGGCGGTCTGTCCTGACGATTGACGCCCCTAGCGGTGACACGGCGATCTGGCTTCAGGACTCAAATGACCTTGACGCCAATTCAGATGTCATTGCCATTCTACATGTAAGTTTTGAAGGTAACGGACTGGCTAGTTATGCAGCTAAGCCTGACCGCGTGGATACCACTGCCACCAACTTACCAGTTGGGTTCTACATGACGTCGAACCCCGACGAGTTCAAACTGTATCCCCAGCTGGAAGTAGCAAAACCCGGCGCACTTGAAGTTCATGTGGCGCTGACACCTAAGATCGACGCAGTTACGTTCCCGCGTCAGATCAGCACCAAATACTATGATGCGCTGCGTGAGGGCTTCCTTGCCCGTATGTACGCGCACCCGAACAAACCCTACTCCGCCCCGATGGTAGCCGGACAGATGCGGCATAATTTCAGGCGACGGATTGGGTACTATAATGCACAGGCTAAGCAAGGCTATAATGACGCCCAAGCATGGTCGTACCCCGTTGGGTGGAGGAAGTAAGACATGGCGATTCTTTTTGCAAACAACTGTAGTTCTACCCTGTCTGTTAGCATTACTGCTGGTTCGGGTGTTATTCAAGTAGCTGATTCGAGTACGTTCCCACAGCCTACAGGTGGAGACGTCATCTATATTACCCTTGAAGACCCGGCGGGAGACATCGAGATTGTCAGGTGCAGCGCCAATGATGGTGCTGGCACTTTTACGGTTGATGCTGGCGGGCGGGGCATTGATGGTACGACAGCACAAGCGTTCAATGCGACAGAGACTCGTGTAGAGCTGCGTCTGGTCAAGACGGTATTAGATGCGCTTCTACAGACTCTAGGCGGCACGATGGCCGGTAACCTAGACATGAACAACAATGACATCATTGATGCTGTGTTGTCTGGTACTGGCACTAAAGTGACAGCTGGCGAGATCGTTGGAGTACCCTTGCGTGGCTTAACTGGTACATCGACGAATGAGATTTTAGTTCCGACAGATGGTGTTAGCAGGGCCACAGCTGGCGGTGCAGAAATTGTTGTCTCTACTGATCCGTCAGTGGTTCAGGCCACTGAAACTTCTCTTGGTATTGCAGAGATCGCAACTCAAGCAGAAATGGACGCAGGACTTGATGATCTTCGTTTTGTCACCCCTAAGAAATTTGTTGATACAGCTGCTTCAGAAACAGTTAATGGAACGCTTCAACTAGCGACGTCGGCAGAGGTTACGCTAGATACGCCTACTGTTACCGACAAAGCAGTTACGCCAGCTACGCTCGCTGCACGTACCGCTACTGATACCCGTGCCGGTCTAGCGGAGAAAGCGACTCAGGCAGAGGTAGACGCAGGTACCGACACTGACAGGTACCTTACCCCGGCAACCTTCGCAGCTAGTTCTCAGTTAGCAGGAGGCGCAATACCGAGTTTCACTGGTACTTCTTCAATTACAGGATTAACTGTAGGTAAGAAATACCTAGTAAGCGTTTACGGTATTACAAGAGACGCCGGAACGGGTACGGCTACGTTGGGTGCAGTTCGTGTAGGTGATGGCGCATCAGTAGGGCAAGGTACACAACTTGCCACCACAAATTCGCAGAGTATTAACTGGCCGGACGGAAACGTCCCTCAGAGTGCTACGTTTGTTATTACAGCCGCCACAGCCAATATTAACGGTGCAGTTGATTGGAGAAGCACCTCGCTGTACGTTGCAGCAAAAACTATGACGGCCATCCAGCTAGATTAACGGAGGTGGCGTATGGCAGGCATAAAACTTGAAGGATTCCAAGGAGCCATTCCTAGAGTATCTCAACGCCTGCTACCCCCAATGGCAGCGTCAGAACTATCTAATACGAAACTGCTCCAAGGTGAATTACGGGGATACCGTATACTGGTAGAGGAGGCAGATTTCTCTGCCGGAGCAGTATCGCCTGTCCGTCGAGCGTTTAGGATTCCGGATACCCCCACTGACTCATACCTTATATTTGACACACGTGATGTTGACGTTATTCGATCCCCACTTGTGAACGATGTATGGGATAGGTATTTCTGGACAGGTGTTGGGACTCTACCCCAGATGAACTCCTCCGCCAACATTAAGGCGGGTCAGGTTAATGGCCCGTACTTACTTGGTGTGCCGGGTCCTGCTACTGGCCCTACTGTAACTCCCCCACCCGGCGATGGTGAAAGCGATGAGACGCGAGCTTACGTCTATACTTTCGTATCAGAGTTCGGTGAGGAGAGTCAGCCGTCACCACCTACCCTTGTAACAGGTGATGGGGGTATCCCGTGGCAGATTTCTAACATGGCTTCCACAATTAGCGGTGCGACGAGCCGTGCATTTCAAGGCGACCAAGGTCAGGCAGTAGTTAAAATCTATCGCACCGTTCCGGGTAATGCTTCGACTAGCTTCTTTTATGTCGGTGAGGTTAACTACGGTACTACATCTTATACAGATAATGAATCAAACGATACAGTAGCGTCTAACCCCCTACTAGAATCAACGACATGGGCACCTCCGATACCCGAAATGGAAGGCTTCGTCGTTATGCCGAACGGCTACCTTGTAGGTTGGGCTGGTCGGCGACTACTGTTTAGTGAGCCTTATCGCCCGCACGCATGGCCCGCCGAATATGAACTATCTACCGAGTTCGATATTGTAGGTCTTGGTGTTGTTGGTGGTACATTGGTGATTGGTACTGAATCCCAACCGTACTTTGGTCAAGGTGTTAGTCCAGCGTCATTTACGACCCAGAAGGTCGATGCTGTTGAACCGTGCCTATCTCGTAGAGGTCTAGTTAGTACGACAGCTGGCGTACTTTATCCGTCGATCAATGGGCTTGTCCTTGCTAACAGCAGTGGCGTTCGAGTTATTACGGAAGACCTGTTTACAAAAGAAGAATG